AGTGGTCTTCTCCATCAAGTGAAGCAAACCAACGGTCTTGTTCAGGTTTGCGTCACCGCTCAATGATGCAGATGAACCTGTCCACCCTGATGCGCCAGTTGCAGTTGTTGACTGCCAAATGGCGTTTTCAATATTCTTGGCAATCTGCTTTGCCTTCTGCTCGGCAAACGCTTGCTCAAAAGGTACACCTTCGTAGTTGCTACCCTGTGTCAATTGGGTCTGCATCCAGTACTGTTCCAATGAACGTGGACACAACTCCTCTTGCACCTTAACGCGCGCAACGCTGATGTTACGCTGGCTAAACGTGGTTGTGCCTGACGCATTCCACGCACAGGTGGATGCGGCTTGAAACACAGCATCGGTGTCCATCAAGTTCAAGGATTCCTCAAACTTAACGCCAACACGCTTCTGCATCAATGATTGGGTCTTCGCATCGAAAACCGCTTTTGTCAGCAACGGCAACCGCTGTTGCTCGACATAGGATGTTAATCCTCCCAGTGAAAATGCCATAATTTTTTTATTTTAGATTTTTAAGGTTATTTGTTAATGCTTCAAAATTCGTGTTGCGCGATAGTTTGATGTTCTCAACAATCGCATCGCTTGTCCGTTTGCGTGGCTCTGCTGTTGGCACCTTGCTCATCTTCTGAACCTCGGCATCCAACTGGTCAAAGCGTGCGGTGTTGGCTTCCATCGCACCTGCTAACTTCTGCATAATCTCCTCCAACTTCGCTTCAAGTGCGGCTATCCGCTCTTCCATTTTGTCGCCTTCGGGAGCAACTTCAATCTCCACTTCCTGCGCGGCTACTTCTTCCTCCACTACTGCCTCACCTGCTGGCAAATCGCCGACTTCGACAATCTTGCCGCCTTCGGTCGTAATCACGCCAACTTCGGGTACAGTGTGCTGGCCATCAGGTGCGGGTAGCATCCCTTCTTCGGTCACAACGAACACAGGCGTACCTGCAACAAGGTCGCCATCAACGCGCACCATCGTGCCGTCTTCCAGTTTGTAATCCGCAAAATTCTGCGGCGTTGGCGTTGCGGTAAACTTCCGCAATGCGTCAGCCAATTCAGTTAAACGATTTGCTATGCTCATAGGGTCGCTTTTGTAGTTAAATACCACGCTATTTGATAGTATGCAAAAAAACGCTGAACGCATCTTCAAGGCTCGCCATCGCCGCTTCTAAACTGGATTCAGTTGGTTGCATCCCGAAATAGCCTTCAATGCTGAAACCTGTAAACTGGTCGCGTTCTTCCCATACTTTGTTATTCTCCACTTTGAACGAACCAAACCAACTGCCATCAGGCGCATCTTCAAATCCCTTCGGTGGATTTACCCCGCGCTCGCGGTCAATCAGGTAGCTTTCAAACATATACACGCCATCCAGCGGCTTGCTGTGTTCGGCGTTTACCTTCGCTTGGTTCTGCTGTTTAAAGTACTTCTGCACCATCTTGCGGATGGTGTCCTTGTCAAACATCACGTAATACTTGCCGCGTGTGTCATCGCTTCGGATGATTGGCGTATCTGCCAGCATCAGCGGTCCTGTCAGGATGCGAAGTGCCGCATCCTCAGCGAAGCGGTGCTGTTTGGATAGGGCGATGAAAGGTCGCTCGATTGCGGGTGATTCAACTAAGCTGACGTAGCTTACGCCTTCGCCATCCTCATCAATCGTCATCAGGTATACAGGTAGCTGTTCCATATCGTCAAATACCACTACGCGCCTAACGTTGCAAATTCACTCATCCGCCGTAGCCTGCCGCTTACACTGCGGATGTCGGATTCAACCACATACGCCCGCATCCCTGAGTTTTGACCGTTGGCAGGTGGGTTGAGCAGTTGACTGTTTGGGTTGGTTGCTGTTGGTGGTGGCAATGCCTGACCGCCCATATTCCCGCCTGCGTTGCCTGCGCTAACACTACCTCCGCCGCCACCGCCGCCGCCTGAAATGCTTTTCGCTTGATTCAATCCTGTTGCCGCAATCGCCGCAATACTCAACCCTGCTTTGACTTTTGCCATCGTTATGAGCGTAGCCGCCTGCGTTGCACCTGCCACACCCGCAGTCAACGCGTTGGCTGGATTTGCCGCCGCATTCGCAGAAATACCTGCTATCTCTTTTTGCAAGTTGATGATGACGTTGGCTATCGCCACGCCTTTTTCCAAAGCCAATGCCGCCAACATAAAGCCCTTCGATTTGTTGCCAAACGCCTGCAATATGGTGACGATGCTTTGGGATGCGTTATTGTAGAACGACACCCGTGCTTCTTGGAATGCTTTTTCATCAGCCTCTGCCTTCTCCCGCATCGCTTGTTGTTGCGCGTAATACTCTTCTTCAACCGCAAGTTTATAGTCAATTTCCGCTTTCTGCTGTTCAAGTTCAGCGGCTAACCGCTCATCCTCTTTTTGCTTTGCCGTCAGTGCCTGCTCATCCAGTTTGGCCTGTCGCGCCACCCGCAATTCTTCCAGCACCAAATTTGTCGCTTCTTCATTGCCCTTGACCTTTGCCAGTCGTTCCTCAAAGGATTGGTCAATGGCTTCCAGTTCTTTTTCGTTTTCTGAAAGCGATGCCATCAGCAGGGCCTGTCGTGAGGCGGCGATGATGTTGTTGACTTCCTGTTCTTTCGCGGCGCGTTCCTCAGCTGTTTTCTTGGCTCTTGCTTGCCTTTCTTCTTCCTTTTTTGCGGCCTCCTCTGCTGTTTTTTCTTGCTTTGAAGCTTCTTCATCACGCAATCGAGTGGCTTCCGTTGCACGCAAAATGTTGCGCGCGTGTATTGCTTCATTGCGTTCCTCTTGATTGTTAGCATTTTGAATGCGCAATGTTGCAAGTGCCTCCTCGCGCTGATACATCTGCGCATCCGTTTCGCCCTTTGCCTTGGCAAGTTCATTCATCCTCTCCATTGATGCAATTTGCGCATCAAGGCTTGGCTTGACTTTTATGCCTAAAAAGCCTTTAACTGCCGCCGTTAGCTTATCAAAATTGGCAATCAGCAAGCCAATAGCCACCACAGCCGCGCCAATACCAGTCGCAACCAATGCCAACCTAAATGCCTTCATCGCGCCTGTGCTTGTGCCAACTGCCAACGCATACGCTCGCTGTGCCACTACGTTCAGATTCACCATAACGGCGGAATCCTTGTTCAACACGTTAGCGACCGCCTGCACTCCGTTCAGCAACGCCAATGCACCCTGCACCTTCATCATCGCCTTCTGCAAGTCCTCATTCTCATCGCCAAACAACGCCGCCGCACCCTGTGCAACCGCAAAGGCACCCGCCAAGCCTTGACCCACGCCAAGCAAGGTGTCCAGCGTTCTCGTGTCGGAAGCCATCGCCTTGATTTGCGCCTGCGTGTCGCCGATTTGGTCAGCAAGCCCACCCGCCTGCGCTTGCAACTCGCGAAAGCGGTCGGTGTTGCGTTGCCCAGTTTGTTCGAGCTGCAACATCTCTTCGCGAAGGGATTTAAGTTGCGACCTCGCCGATTGTGTGCCTTTCTGCGTTTCGTCTTCCAATCGAAGACCAACGACTACGGTGTTTTTAACGTCTGCCATTATCTAACTTTTACAGGTGAAGTAAATGTTGGTGTGACCTCGCCATCCACTTCGGATTCAAGGTTATAGTTTAAATTTGGCGTTACCGTTTGCGCTGTAAATTCAGCAAGGTTCAGAATGCGCCTGAGCTTTACCCTGCACATCACGTTTTGCCCAACCCGATAGTCGCTAATTTCCAACAACCGCCACTTAACGCCGTGCCAGTACACAGGGATGCGGAAGTCAAGCCTCGCGATGTCGGTAACCGTGAGCAAGAAAGTGGCCTGCACGGTCATCGCTTCCTTGCTTGCAATCTCCTCGATGTAGGTTTTCCAGTAGCCGTTGAACAGGTTGTTATTCGTGTACGGCGTGTAACCGCCTTGCCCATCGGGAAGCGCGAAATAAATCTGCTTCGGCATTCCAAATGCCAAGTCCTGTTGTGGGTCATAAGGATTATCGACGTGACCGATGTAGGGAAGCGTGTTGCCGCTCACCCATCCGCTTATGTTGGTGCCGAAGTTAGCTACCCAGTACCAAATTTCGGTTGAGCCGCTTGGCGCAGGTGTCATCTCCACGTAGTTGTACTGCGCGATGCGATAGCCCGTCTTCATTTGCTTAATTGTGCCATCATCCTGAACGTCAAAGGTGCGCCCAAGAACAATGTCCGTGCGGTACTGCGCAGGGATGACGGTGGCGCACTTTGTTTCGATGCGTTGCTCGCCCTTGCCGTAAAAATTGTCCGTGTTGTATATACGCGACCCGTAACCTTCCTTCCACGTGTCTTGATAGCTTTTGGCCAATGCCTCTCCGCCATTTCGGTATGCGAAGGTAAACTGCTTGCGCAATTCAGTGTCGCCCGTCGTTATCTGCATCTCCTGTGCTTCGTCAGATTTCTGCGACCAGTCCACTACTTCCGTGTCGCTGTAAAAATCAACAAACGGCTCGATGTAAATCAGCGTTGGGTCAAGCGGCGATTGATAGAAGTACAAATTAAACATTTTTTGCAGGTCGCTGAGCAGGTCAATCTGCAAGGTGTCGGCGGGTAGTGCCGTGCGCATATCGATATAAACATTTTGCAACGAAAATCGTTGCGCTAAAACGATTTGCAAACGGGATGAATACATAGTCATCCCACCCTGATTAGCTTGCAAAAGCACTTTGTACTGCGTGTTTGCTGGCATAAATACTGGAATGTTTCTAAAATTACCGCCGCGACTATCCCTGCGATTTCCAATATTGTACTGAGAAATAAAGCTTCTGCCTGTAAAATCAACGACCAATTGTGTATTAGTTACATCAACAAAACTTATAGTAAATTGAGCAGTATCGGAAGTACCTTCAATGTCAACAAAAATGCTGACATAATACAAACCAGCGTAACCCGAAGCAGATGTGTAAATCCCTGTATTAGTGTCTACTTGTCCATCTCCTGTGTTGATATAAGGCGATGATGTGATGTCGTAAATAATGTCATAATCCCACGCGCCTTCTTCGGTGTAATCTACATCAGTAGCGACAAAGCAAGCATTATCACCGCTTGCGTAAGCAAAAGGCTCGCCTGCGTATGGAATGACCAATCGCTCAAATTCGGTGCTTTGAAAGAAGGTAGATTCGTAGCGGTATCCGTGTTGCGCGAAGATTAGGTCAATCATTTTCTTCGCCCAGATATTCGGCCTAAATAACTCAATCGGTATCAGCCTGTCAAAGGCGTACACAATAGCATTGAAAATTGAAGCAAACGGGCCTGTCGCTGATTGTGAATCTAAAACGTGACCCAGTCCAATCCCATCAACCGCACCATACACAAACCCACTGGCATCGCTGAACGTATCATCCCAACTGCCAGTCACCAGCGATTCAGTAAACGTGTGGTTCATCCCAGTTACGCCAACCGTGTCCACAAGCTTCACGCCTTCCATCGCTTTAAACAGGCTCACCTCCTCGCCGTAGATGCCCACTTCGTAGGTTGCCACCCCTCGCGTTACTGACATCGACAGCATCTGCATTGTGCCACGAAAGACCTGCACTCCATCATTCCACAAAGCGCACTTCACCTGCTTGTTCGGCGTGAATCCACCAACGAAGGATTGCACGTTGTAGGCATAGCGGAAGGCGATGTCATTGGCTTTGCTGGATGGCAAGGCGATTGTCTTGCTGAACGCTCCCCGCCGCTTGGTGATGTCAGCCAAGTCCTGAACGCTGAACGTGATGGCGATGTCGGTATCCTGCGACAGGTCAAGGTCATAGCCTACCGTTGGGTTATCCGCGTCAGGGTAGCAAACGAATTTGGTCATCATAGCGCGGTATTTTCGTAGCCTACCTGCACGTCAACTGTAATGGCCTGCAAGCGGTCATTGATGCGCTTCATAATTGCGAAGGTATTGGTCTGCACCACCACAGGGACGAGCGCACCTGACAACTCAATCCAGCATTCAGGTGAATACACCATCTCTTGCAACCAACTGAACTCCGCATCCGATAGCCAATCGCTTTGTAGGTTGTACGTGTCGCGGTATGTCACCGACCACTGCTTGTCAAATTGGTCATCGCCATAGACGCTGTTGTTGTATCCGTATGTTTGGCGTTTTACATTTACCGATTGTCGGTTTTTTTTTGTAAACGTGTAGCCATCCACCCCGCCGTACATATTGCGGAAGAAGACCCGCAGTTGGTCGTACCTCTCGCAGTTGTCGATGGTGTAGGTGTATGCCTTTGTGCGGCTGAATGCGGATGTCAATGTACCCGCCGCGTTGGCCGCTATCTGCACCTCAATCGTGCCTCCTTGCGTTGGGAAGTTGACCGAACCCGCACTGCCGTCAGTACACTGTCCTGCCGTTAAGTTGTACAACCCTCTCGGCCCTGCGTTAATCAAAGGCGCAAGTCCGCTTATCGTTCCTGTCACCAAAAATGTCGGTCGCGTTGCACCGCTGTCGTAGGTGACTC